GAAGCATAAGATGTCTTATAGCGCCCCAGCAACACCCACAGATGCCGGCGACCTGATGGCAAAGGTAAGCACCTTTGCCGTGAGTACTATGGGTTGGACCGAGGACTATTATGAGAACAGTACGTATAAGATTATGACGCTTCATAAAGGGAGCTGCTACGTACATTTTTATTGGGACGACAACGGAGCCAATCCTGCCAGTATAGCTATGTACCAATCCCTGGCCTATTTAGGAGATCCACCTACATACTACCCTTGGGACCATACTGACGATTCAGGCTTTGGGCATGATGACAGTACAAGTCCAGATCTCGGGCAAGAGAGAAATATTTCATATATTGGTTCCGGACCATATACTGCCTTGCACCTATTCGGTGGTACTTCTCCTGATGTAGTGTATTGCGTGCTTGAGTTTTCGCCGGGACTATATCGACATTTTGCTTTTGGCAATGTAGAAAAATATGGAACTTGGACAGGAGGGGAATTTGTGGCGGGTCACCATTGGACTCGCTATAGTAACAGCAACAACGTTGATGTACCAAGTTACTCACACCATAGTCTACTGTTAGACGGTGTGACAAATCAAGGCGGCGGGGCGTCGGCCTATAGCGAAAGAATTGCGGCCACAGTCCATTGCGAGGGGTTTCCTAATCAAGGTTCAACCAAGTGGGGATCTTGCGGCAACGGTCGTGTAAACGCTGGACTGGCGACTACATACCGATTAGACCGTGATGGGTACACACACCTGACACTATTTGGAGGGGCCCGTAATGGTCCAGCTGTGACCCAATTTGGGTGGCAAGAACCAGATCTCGGCAAAGGGTACATCCCGATCATACCAATTGAATTGTACTATGTGGATGCCTCCACCGATCCGGATGACTACTACTTCATAGGACGATTGGCTAATTGTGGCCATATCCAATTGAAGGGCATTGACCCAAACACGGCCATTACTATTGGCGCGGACACATGGAGAGCTTTTCCTGCTGTGAGAAAATCTAAGGCAGGGGGGAACACTGAAGAATCCTGGTGGATGGGGCTCATTTATAAACAATAAGGTGAGGCACAGCAATGGCTACTGAACCTGGTATTTTTATGAAACCCCTGCCTAGGGCGGTTTTCCCTCATCCTGGCAAGTCAGCGATGACGACTATGATTCACAATTTACAACAATCAAGGCGTATCCAGCCCCGGTAAAACTAATAAGTACTGGGACTGGGGATGCTGTTGATAATTATGTCCGTGAAGAATTCAACGGCATAAATCGTGAGGGAGGACAGGAAGCAAATTGGTTTGATCGGGTTCATCTATTGCCTAGGGTAGTGCAAGAAATGGGCAACATAGTTAGTGACCAGGTGTTTAATGTAGAGCTGTACAACGCACACAGGGAAGATACCATCACCATTAGCTCGATCACTGATCTCCTGGGCACTGGTATATCGATAGTAGGAGTTCCTGTTGTTCCATTCAATCTAGCCCCCAGAGAGAATGTTACAGCTGTGGTGACAGTCAGCACGCTTGGGAGCTTGAACATAGATGCTACTTATACTTTCCACCAAAGTACTGGTGAGACGTATGTAATCTATATTACAGGTAGCCGCATTGTATTACTCCCCATGCGTCCAGAAGCCCCACTGCGTGAGCATCTCATTTGGGAAACTAAAATATTGACGTCAGTTGACGGGGATGAGCAGCGAATCGCAAACAGAGACGTACCCCGAGGTGAGTTTGAGTTCGTAATCAAGGATGGCACCCGGCAAGCTGAGATGATCCTATTTGACCGGCAATCGAAGCTGGTTGCCGTTCCCGCTTGGCATGAGCCATCTTTCCTAACCTCAGTTGGGTCCATCAATGATCTAGTCATTAATGTTGATGAGACTCGATATGGTAACTTCTACGCAGGCGGTTACGTTATAGTATTTCAAGATATGTATACGTTTGATGCAATCCAAATTGACTCGTTGACCACCACTACCATCACACTTGTCTCGGGTCTTACAAAAGCATTTGCCTCCAACGTCCAAGTAATGCCTCTCATGTCAGCTTGGATAGAGGCTACAACATCGATTGCCAAGGCCGTTTATAACGACCAAACCACTAGCCTCAAGATCAAAGTGTTAGCCACTGATCGCGATATTGCTGACGCCTCAGCCTTCAGTACCTATAACAGCAAGGCGTTCTTAGATGACCCCAACTACCTACCTAATAAACAACTACAAGAGGCACTCAGAACAAAGATTTACGTATTAGATAATAGCACAGGAGATCATAGCCAATTTTCTCTATGGCAACGGGCAGTGAGAAATAGCGGTAAGGGTTTCAAGACTAATTCTCGCCAAGAGCTGTGGGAATTAAGGCAATTGCTACACTTCCTCAAGGGCCAACAGGTCTCATTTTATATGCCAACTTTTGCCAAGGATCTAGTCCCAAATACTACGCTATTGTCAGGTAACAGTACTCTCACCATGGACCATATCGGTTACGTAGTAAACGCAGATGATAGATGGCCAAAACAAGTTTTTCGTGTACACCTCACTGACGGCACTATACTAACGCGAACAATTCAAAGCAGCTCGGAGATCAGTACATCAGAAGAACAGCTGACCGTCGATACTGTTTGGCCGTATAATATAGAACCAGAAGACATTGAGCGTATTGAGTTTTTAACCAAGGTGAGATTTGCTACAGACGATATAGTAATTACACACAATAACGCAATTGGTTGGGCTGAATGCGTAGTACCAACTATCGAGGTGATGGACGACGATGCCTGATTTTGAACTTCACGAAAAATCCCAAGAGACTGGCGGCCGCATAGAGCTGTATGCGCTAGCCATCGGCAACGACACATACCGAATGCACGATGGTGTCGCTGAAGTCATTAGCTACTCGACTGATGACTATTATAAGATATCAGTAAGCCGGGGAAGGATAGCAACGGGGCAGGAACACTTGACCATTACACTGCCTGGTGATCACGCCTTCTCAAATCAAATCACCACTATAGCTCCAGGGCAACTTGGGACTCTCACAATTTGGGCATACCATAGGGCCGACGATACTGACGTGAGGGTAGTCTACAAGGGCGTGGTTAGATCCGTAGCATTTACCAAGGACATGTCAAAATCGCTCCTATCAGTTGTACCAGTGAGTGAGGCCTTTGATAAAGAAATACCGCAACGAACATTTCAAGCTTCTTGTAACAATGTTCTATTCGACGATGATTGTAAGGTAGTAGAGGCTTCATTCCAGCATACCGCTATAATTTCAGCCGTTGCTGGTAACGTCATCACGGTTACAGGTCTACTCAGCACCAAGGGTGATGGATGGGCTACTGGGGGTTTTGCTGCTTATGGTGTCTTTGACTATCGGCTCATACTAGAGCAGAGCGGTGACGATTGTACTCTTAACTTGCCATTCTATTCTGATGTATCGGGCGAAACTCTTGACGTGTTTGCTGGATGCGATCACTCAATTGATACATGTAATAGCAAGTTTTCTAACCGTCCTGATTTTGGCGGGTGTCCATACGTACCCACCAAGGACATTTTCAGGACAGGAGTTTGATATGGGATTTTGGTTTATGATAGCCTTGTGGGCGGCTACTTTCGCCGTCCAGCAACTAATGAAGCCCAAGGTTGAGCTTGAAGATGCTGTAGCAGCTGGGTTGGAGGATTTCAATTTTCCGACGACCACTGAGGGGAGAATGCAACCCCTGCTTTGGGGCACGGACAAAATAGCAGGACCCAATGTATTATGGTATGGGGACTTGAGCTCACACGCTATAACTAAAAAGGTCAAAACCGGCTTGTTCAGCAGTAAGAAACAAATAATTGGCCACCGATACTATGTAGGCTTTCAACTAGGAATCTGCCTTGGACCTGCTGCACTCAGAAAGATTTGGATTGGGGATGAGTTGGTGTGGTCTGGAAATCAAACTTCTGATGGCGATATCGCCATTAGTCATACAGATGTCAGCGGCACATTTGGATTCTATACAGGCTCAAAGACCCAAGCCATAGACTCTTATTTGGCCA